CAAACGCACCATATTGAAGATATGAAATCTAACCAAAGCCAAATATTTAAGAGTGATACCGGCGAAGGAGTATCCGATAGTTAGAACTATATACGATTGTGTAACGCCTTTATTCCTTGAGAACTTCTTATCTGTAGATAGTGAGGTAATAAATCAAGGCGGCACATCATCAGGGAAAACATACCAGATACTTAAAGTACTTGCGCAACGTGCGATTGATTATGACGGGAGTATAACCACAGTTACTGGACAAGATATACCCAACTTGAAGGATGGTAGCTATTCTGATTTTAAAAGCATCATAGACGAAACGCCAAAGCTACGATACGCCATATCTAAACACAACCAATCAGAACGTGAGTTTACGTTTAAAAATGGTTCACGAGTACAGTTTAAGGCGTATGATAATGCACAGGACGCTAAGAACGGCAAAAGGGATTTTTTATTCGTAAACGAGGCGAACGGCATCAGCTACGATATATATTCAGAGTTGCAAGTCCGTACAAGGTACCAGACGTTTCTCGATTACAACCCCAATGCTGAATTTTGGGTGCATGATAAGATATTGACAAAGCAGACAGGCGTTAAATACATAGAAAGTACATGGCAGGATAACCCATATATTCCTGAAAATATTAAACAAAAAATATTAGCCTATAAAGACACAGATCCATACAGATGGCAGGTATATGGATTAGGCAAGATAGGTAAATTAGAAGGGTTGGTATTTTCTGATTGGATAGAAGTTGAAAGTATGCCAAACGGGTATGATTATGTAATTTGGGGGCTTGACTTCGGATTTACAAACGACCCTACGGCGGTTGTTAAAATTTATTATTCCGGGCGAAATATCTACGTAGATACTAAGATTTATGAAACTGGCCTAACAAATGAAGCCATTGCAGATAAATTGCAGCTTTGTGGCTTTACCAGCGAGGATGTCATTTACTGTGATAGTGCAGAGCCTAAAAGCATAGCGGAGCTATCTTTTTGCGGGATTAATGCATTGCCAACAATAAAGGGGCAGGATAGCATTAAGGCGGGGATAAGCAAGCTATCAGAGTATAAAGTGCATTATTTACGTTCGGATGCTGTATTGCGGAAAGAAATAAACAACTATATTTGGGCTAAGGATGCAAATGGTAGGCCGCTTAATAAGCCCATCGATGCGTATAACCATATTCCTGACGCTATACGTGGGGCGGTATATACACATTCATTTATAAATTGATACTATGCCAATAGAAGAGATACGATGCACGCAGAATAGTGATAAGACGGGTAAAAAATGCAATGCGCGGTTATTTGACAATTACGGGGTAAAAATCGACAACGTAATTATAAAATGCCCGAAATGCGGGAAATTTAATGTAATAAAACGGTAATTAAAAAATTTATTTTGTAATACATAATTTTATTGTATTTTTGGTGTAAACTAAAGAGCGTCATGAACGCCATGCGGGTAGAAAATACCTGTGTGGCGTTTTTTCTTTATTGCCATATATGGGTAGATTTTCAGAGGCCTGGGACATACTTAGAGGTAAGTCATACAAATTGACAGACCATATATCACCATCTATACAATTCATGTATAATAACGGTGAATTGGTATGGCAGCGCAATAAATCAATAAACGACATAAAAGACATATACGAAACATGCGCACCCGTATCATCAATGATTGATAACATGGCGGATGCGTTTGTTAATGCTGATTTTCAAGCTGTAAACTACTCACCTGTACGCCAAAAGAAACGAGATATTAACTATACATGGCAGGCGGTTATAGATAACCCTAACTGGATGCAGGATAGGGAGCAGTTTATGAAACAACTGTACACCTATCGTAAAATGTTTGGATGGTGTTATGTGTTGAAGATGAAGTCTACAGGGTTTGAAACGCCATCATCATTATGGGTATTACCGCCTTGGTTATTGAAGATAGAATACAAAGAAAGCGGTTTATATCTGACAGATAAAAATATCAACAGGATAGTAAAATTAATTTGGGGGAATAAAGAAATATTACTCGATAAAGAGGATTTAATATTATTTACCGATACTACAAACCTGTACAATGATGATAATTGGATGCCGTTACCAAGGATATTTACAAAGCAATATTCTTTAACGCTACTGACATCGATACTTGAAGCTGAAACAACACTTATACAGAATAAAGGCGCATTAGGTATAATTAGCAGTGACCAGCAAGTGCAAGGTGTATCTAAACCGCTAACCAAAGACCAGAAAGAAGACCTGCAAAGTCAATGGAGTAAATACGGTTTATCGCGTACACAGTGGCAGATGATATTTAGCAATGGAGCTATTAAATACACTCCTTTAGTATTTGATGCTGCACAATTGCAGCTTAAAGAGGGTTATTTGAGTGCATTGAAAGACTTAGCCGACGGGTTGCATTATCCGTTTGTATTGGCAGCGCATAGCGACCAGTCAACGTATAACAATGTTACAAGTGCAGAAAAAGCATTATATCAGAATGCTATTATTCCGGATGCTAAGTCAATCATGCGAACACTTACACAGGGGTTAATACCGGTGAATAATGTTCGATTTGAAGCGAGCTACGAGCATATACAATCATTCCAGGAGAGTAAGAAAGATGAAGCGGATGCAAGAAAGGTAATGAATGAGGCATTGAAAATAGAATGGGATAACGGGTTGATAACAAAAAATATGTGGCTTGAGGAACTTGAAGAGGAGAGAGTACCCAACCCATTGTTTGATAAATATAAGTTTGAATTAACGCCTGAAGAATTAGGCATAATAAATACAGGTTATGGAAACAATCAAAACCAAAGTGGACAAGGAGGCAATAGCGGCAATCAAAACAATCAAGGAAACAGCAATTAAAACTAACGCAATAGTTATAAAAGATGGAAAAGATAGAAATATCAGAGGAATTAAAAGGTAAGGAGCTTTTTAAGTTTCTTGCAGAAAATAAAAACGCATTGATAGCTCAAAAGAAATCAATGCTTAAGTATGCTGATACTGTTATTCATTCTGCCACACCCATAAAACGAGAATCTGTTAAAGCTGCCGGTACTGATACTCCAGACGTATGTTCTGTAAAGGTAGTTGCAAATACTGCTTGGTATTGTGATAGCCAAATGGATGTATTAGTACCTGACAATGCTAAAAAGTCAATAAGTGAGCGCAAAGGCATGATACCTCACTTACACGACCATATACACCAGATAAGCGCACAAGTAGGTGACGTAAAAAATATATACTATCAGGATATGAGCCTATCCGAATTAGGTATTAATGCAATAGGCTCTACACAGGTTTTAATATTTGAGACTGACATTAAAAAGTTATATAACGAACAGGTTTTTAATCTATATAAATCCGGAAAAATCAATCAACATTCAATTGGACTTCAATATGTAAAAATAGGATTGGCCATGAATGATGAAGAAAGTATTGCAGAATACGAATTATGGCAGAAATATGCAAGTAAGGTAATAAATCAATCTGTAATACAGGAAAAAGGTTTTTTCTGGGTAGTTCCTGAAATAAAACTATTAGAAAACAGTGCTGTCTTATTTGGCAGCAATCCAATAACGCCAACATTGTCAGCGAAGCAAGATGACACTGAACGTGAGCCGTCAGATGACACTCAAGATCAGCCGTTAAAATTTGACTTAAACGAGGCAATTAAAAGCGTATCATTTTTTAACCATAAAAATTAACTAAAAGTGGAAAAACAACAATTTGATGAACTGGTAAAGCAAGTTGGTGAGCAAGCAGCCACAAAAATAAAAGAGGAAGTTAATAATGCTACTAAAGGCTTAATATCAGAAGAAAAACTAAATGAAACATTGGCTAAACACAATGTAAAAGCTGAAGACATTAAAATCGAAGGCAAGTCTATTGCTGAAATTCTTAAAGCTCAAGGCGAAGCAATCGAAGCGGCTAAGCACATCGCAGTACCATCTGCGCAATCCGTATCGCTTGCTACTGCATTGGTAGACGGTTATAAGTCAATGCTGAAAGATGGCCAACTGACTAACATCCGTAAAGGTCAATGGGCTGAAATGGAGGTTAAGAGCGTAGGCACTGTAACTACTGCAAATATTGACGCTGTAGGTACTAACTCAATACCTTACAATCTTGCATCTTATGTGCCGGGTATAGACCCAATAGTAAGGCGTAGGCCATACCTTGCCCAGTTGATGACCGTAGGACGTACAAACAAAATGTATGTACAATGGACTGAAGCAGCAGCGGGCGAAGGTGGCGCAGCAACTACCGCTGAAGGTGCAGCTAAGTCACAATATGACATCGACCTACAAGAGGTATCTAAAAAGGTTGAAAAAATTACCGCATACACTAAGGTATCTAAAGAGATGCTAGACGATACGCCATTCATTGAAAGCCTTATCCGTAGCGAACTGATTACTATCATCGCACTGAAGCTGGACGACCAGTTATTGAATGGTAGCGGTACAACACCGGACCTGAAAGGTATATTGCAGTATGCTACTGCGTTTGCAGCGGGCGACTTTGCGGGATATGTATCAAACCCATCTGAAGCCGATGTTTTGCGTGTGGCTATCAATCAAATAGATATAGCAAACCATAACGCTAACTACATCGTATTGCACCCTTCAGATGTAGCGAAGATGGAACTTACTAAAGACAGCACAGGTCAGTATGTAATGCCTCCATTTGCTTCAGCTAATGGCATGATGGTTAAAGGCTTGCCAGTAATTGCAAACACAGGTATTACAGCGGGTACATACCTTGTAGGTGACTTTAATAAGTCATACCTGTTTATGCGTGAAGATGCAGCCATTCAGATAGGTTGGGAAAATGACGACTTTACAAAGAACCTGGTTACTATCCTTGCTGAGGTACGTGCTACGCACTTTGTTAAGTCACAGGATTATACCGCTTTTGTAACTGGTACATTTGCAGATGATATTGAAGAAATCCGTAAATCAGCTTAATCGTTAACAACTAAAAACAAACTAAAAAATAAAATGAAACAGATATTGATAATTATGGCTTTGTTTGCTGGTGTTAATGCATTTGCTCAATCTAAGCCAACAGAAACAGCAATGACGGCCGTGTCTTCTAGTTACTTCCTTTTGGATACAAACACCAATACGCAAACCAATTATTACTACAGCCCTGTAAACTATACAGCCGGTAACGTAGGTAATTTCACTGCGCAGTTGATTGCAACAAAAGTATCAGGTACTGTAGTAGATACGGTATGGCTTGAAAGTACAGTAGACGGCTCTAACTGGAATACACTTGATTGTCCTTGTTCTTTTGCAGGTACAACATCTACCACATCGCGCACAGTAATAGCAGACGCTACAGGCGCGCAATCAGTGCAGTACCATTGTACAGGTATAAAGGCTAAGCAAATCAGGCTAAAGTCTAAGACAGCCGGCACAATGGTAGTAGGTAACAAAGTACTTTACTTAAGGGACTAATGGCAAACTTAATAACCACAGATTACTTTAAACGTAACCTGAATATCGGAGATATATCAGATGGTAACAGCCCTATTGTTGGTAACACAACTGCGACCGATTATATCCCGTACTATACAAAAGAGTGCCTCATAAAAGTTATGGGGTACTCTTTTTACAAAGCCTTTCAGGATGCTTTAGATGCTGCAACAGTTGATGATGAGATTGTTGACGCATCACTTGCACAAAAATGGAAGGATTTAAAAAATGGTACGGAGTATACAGTTGGCGGTAAGACATACAAATGGATTGGCTTCACCAATGATGATAACATTTCCTTGATTGCTAACTATATCTATTGTAAATATTGGGAAGCTAACTATGTAGCACCCACAACAATAGGCATAGCTGTGAACAATATTCAGAATGCGCAAAGAGTAAGCCCGTCAATGCAAATTTGGCAAGCGTGGTTAGATGCCAGAATAATGATAGATGAACTGTATTATTTCCTTGATAATAACAAGGCAACGTATACAGAATGGGATAGCACAATGACTGAATGTTTAGGCTCTATTAATTCTTTTGACCTGTGATAGTAAATTACCCGCCATCGCTGATAACTACATTTCAGGAAGTAGTAACGAATGTCAAGACGGCAAAACTTGCCGAATTACAGACGTATGACGCTACAATACAGGATATTAGTTTTTTGGCAGGTAATGTTCATGAGGTGGCAAAAAGAATGCAGGAAAAGACAATGGATGTAACCGAAAGGAAAAAACGATATCCGTTGTTTATTTTGCTC